TACCTCAGGTTTTCCTCAGGGTTCCGGTCTGTGTTTATACTCAGGAGACGGATCAGGGGGCTCGTGAAGGTGGCTCTAAAAAATTATCTAGAATATAGTAAATTCGGGATTTGATATAAAAATAAAATATCCTATTAAGATATATAAGAATGTTAGGAGCTAGAAAAATAGTAAACGCTATTCCATATATTAAAAACACCAATACCAATAGATGGATAAAACAAAATGGTGCAACTGGAACTAAATTTATGACTGCTAACAATTTAACAAGAATAGGGAATGTTGCTGCTACAAATGTAGCAAAATACACAAATGTTCAAGAACGTAACATCAAGGACTGGAAAAGAATTGAGTTTTTACGTCCTACACCAGTATCATTAAGTTTAATGGTTAATGGAATACTAGCATTGAGAAAAGATAATATGAGAAATATAATGATTACCGTAAGAGGTGTAATGCCTGATGGAGTCAACGATTTTTTCTCAATAAGAATGACCGATCAGACAACAAAAAATGAGTTATTAGGAAAGCTAACCAACGCACAAGGTAATGTATTACGACCAATAGGTTCAGATATGTTAGATATTGGAACTGAAATAGATACAACATTTTTTAGATTAAGCTATAAACAGGATCCAGTAGGTCATGGTGGAAGAAAAGATTTAGCAATAATCAAGACAGAATATTTTAGATGTAATTCTTATCCAGCAGAACATGGAGATTGTTTATTCGCAATATTAAAAAATGGAAAACACATAGCAACTATCAGAAAAGATTTAGGAATGATAGGAGGTATAAAGGTAGAGGATATGCAAAAAATTGAAGAATATTTTCAAGTAAATATCAATGTTTTGTACAATACTGTAGTAATACAAAAGACTGAGAAAGATACTGCAAAGACAAATTTGACTATTGTTACATATGAATATGAATATTATCATAAATCATCAGATAAATACCAAAAAACATATGATATATTATTACACGAGAACCATTATTCAGAGATTATTGAGAAGAAAGAATTATTTTTCGACATTGTATGTGGTGATAAATTAAAAGTAGTTGGAGGTGTTCCAATCGAATTATCAAAATTAGCCATCAGAAAATCATTAACGAGACAAGGCAGAAGAATAGCCGGGGATAAAAAAGAAGATGGTGTTGCTTTTACAACAAAATTCCTATTTTTCGATATAGAAACAGTATTCAACCCACTCGACGATTGTTTACTTGAGCCATATTCAGTAGCTTGGCATGTAGCCGATAGTGAAAACCCAAGAAAATTCAATGAGAAGAATATCAATAAATATATCGAAGAGACATATTTTTTCAAAGGTAAAGGTTGTATGGATAGATTTGTTAGATGGATTGAAGACAATGATGAAGGTATTAAATATATCTTAATAGGATACAATAATTCAAGATTTGATAATTTTCCTCTACTTAGATCCTTAATATCCAGTGATTTATACACTTCTATGATGTATGTCCAGAACTCAATACTTCAGTTAAGATTTGGAGGTAGACACACATGTTTCGATTTATGTAGATTTGTAATGTGCTCTTTGGATAAAGCATGTGATGATTTCAAAGTATATCCTCATAAGGAAAGAGGATTTTCTCATTATGAACCAGAAGATGCATTCTTCAAAGGAGGTTGGTTAGAGTTAGATAATTGGATAGAAAATAATAATACTAATCTAGAAAAATATAATAAAATAGATGTACTGGCAACAGAAAATTTATTTTACATAGTAAGGATCGCATATGAAAAATTAACAGGAAAAAATATTTTAGATTATACAACATTAGCATCATTATCTTATGATAGATTCAAAGAATTGAATAAAGCCACAAGTTATAAAATACCAGCTCCAGTATCCTTAGAAGACGATAAATATATAAGAGAGGCAATTATTGGTGGAAGATGTCAAGATTTTAAGACACAGAAGGATAATAAGGATAGTCTAGCATGTGTAGATGTCAAAAGTCTTTATCCATATATAATGATGAATAGATTTTTTCCTTATGGGGACTATAAAAAGACTAAAATTTATGAGCCAACTAAATTAGGAATTTATACAGTAACCATAAAAACCCAACCAAAAATAAAAATTATTCCATTAAGAGATGAGACTAAAAGTTTAGACTGGGATTATGAAAAGGAGCTAGTGCATCAAACATTAACTTCGATTGAGATAGAATGTTTAAAAAGACATGGAGGAGAAGTTATATTTGAAGTAATGAAAGGTGATACTGATGGCAATATTGGAATATATTGGGAGAAATCAACTGATAAATTATTCAGAACATATTTCGAGCCAATAAAGGAAGCGAAGACAGAACAGGATATATTGGCAGCCACAAAAGATCCAAAATATAATCCAGCCTTAAGAAATATTACTAAGTTACTTCTCAATAGTTTATCAGGAAAACAAGTACAAAGAAATTTCACTGATACAACTGAATTAATCAAAAATATTAAAGAGGAAAAAAAGTTTGAAGACAAGACCAAAGATTACCATCTCAAAATGAGTATAGGTCCCTATAGATTATTATCAGGTAACTTAAACGAGGATAAAATTTATAAGACTAATAGAGCAAAACCATCATACTTAGGAGTTTTCATCTATGCCCACTCAAGAACATATATGTATGATATCCTATATTCCAATTATGATGTATTGTACACCGATACTGATAGTGGTATATTAAATAATAGTGATTGGAATGATTTCAAAGGAAAATATATCAAGACTATTGGAAAGGATAATAATCGATATTACGCATTAACCAATGAGAAAACTAATACACCAGCACTTGGTAAGGAGTTTGGTCAATTTGAAGAGGAGTTAGAATCAGAAGGAAAGAAGTCAGAATCATACATAATAGGTAAAAAGATGTATTGTATCGAGATCAAGAATCAAAACAATGAAATAGATGGCCACTCAAAATATCGACTAAAAGGAATCAATATCTTCAAAGATCGATTAATATCATATGAGGAAAGGCAAAAGATAACAGCTATGAAAGAGGGTAAAGTCGATTACATTTATAAGTTAAAAAAATCATTAGACAAGGAATTTGATGATAAAATAGCTAAATTCAAGACTGATAACAATATAGCAGAAGCAAAGCCACATCATGTAGCAGAAGCCAATAAATTTATTGAGATATTTAGAGAATTAAATACTGGTAAAGCATATTTTTTATGTGGGGGAATAAAGAAAACAGATCAATTTGTAATGAAACAAGCATATTCAATTAAGACATTAACTTCCAATGGTGATACAATAGAACATACTCTAGATCAAAAAATTAATTATGAACTAGAGGAGTTCATAAAGGCTGAAGAGAATATACCAAAGTTCGACTTGTTAAAGGCCTTTGATGAATTAATTTCCACAACTAAACATATATGAATACTAGCACTGATCCTATAGTAATCTCCATTGACACCATAATAATCAAAACTCGCTCAAAATATATACCCAAAAGATACAGAAGAATCGACGCTAAACTTCGCATAATCCAATGTCGCACCAGATTTGACTGGCAATAAAAATATCAGAATATTAATATAATATCCTAATATAACTCAACAAGAAAAACATGCCCTAATGAATATCCCTTTGAAAGATTATCAACACTTGACATAGAATATATCGGAGATGAAGATATAAAGGCATTATTCAAAGCATACTAGGGAAGTAGATCAGCCCGTGCGGGACAAGGTAATAAACCTGCCCGATTTTTTCTTGTAAGGCGATAATAACTAAAATATTTCCTAAGATTATAATAATGCCATTGGTAGGAGGTTCACGAAGACGCCGATCCCGCGCAGGATCTAAAGGAAATTCTCAATGGATTTCATTTGTAAAATCATATGCACGTGATAACGATATTTCATATGGAGAATCTTTGAAAGAGGCAGGTCCAGAATATCATGCAGTATATGGTAGAGGTGGATCTAAAAGTCGGGTATCTAGCACCCGTCGAAGAGTATCATTCTCAAATCGACCAAGATCACATTCTAAACGAGCTGGAGCAAGACGTGCACCAGTTCGTCATCACTCTAAAAGTCGACGATCTCACGGATCAGCTTCTGGAATGGGAGCTATCGGTATGGCTGGTTCTAAATATGTTAAGCTTACTAGATTAGGTAAAAAATCACCTATTAAAGCATTAATGGCTATCCGCAAGGCTATGGGAGGATCCAAATCTTCTAAACCACACAAGAAAAAAAAAACATCAGTATTAATCAGGAGACGAAGCAGATATTAAGCGCCATAGATACTCAAGTTGAAGATATGGCTGAAGCTCATGGTGTTGATATTAGTGATCCAGAAATTAAGCACATTCTAGTTACAAGTGCTTTACATGATGCTAGACGAAATGATCCGGCAATGGCTAGTGCACTCAATGAACGTCTTATCGAGATTGCTAAATATGAATCTTTCGGTAAGCCCAAACGACCAAAGACTATCAAACAATTCAAAGCAGCTGAGAAGAAGTTAGTAGAGAAGGCAATCAAGGCCGAAGAAGCTATAATTCGTAAGGAGGCAATTGAAGAGATTAAGGAACGTAGAGCTGAGAAGGAACGTAGAGCAGACTATGTAAGACTTAGCAAAAGACCACTACCACCAATCCCACAGGGAGTAATTCCACATATGGTTCATATACCTAAACAAGGGTACCAAGATATGCCTCGATATCCAACACTACCAGATAGTGATGAAGAAAGTGAAGAAGAAGAAAGATTAACTCGAAAGCGCAGATCTAAAACTCCTGTAGATATCGTGTACCAAGATGAACGTGAAAATGAGGATCAAGATTGGTTCGGAAATCAAGATCTAGAAGAAGATAATCCAGAGATGACAGACGAGGAATATAAGCAAAATGTTTTAGATCAAGCCAGTAAACAACTAAGACAAAATCTTAATACATATCGTGAACCAGAATTCCCCAATACACAAGAATATGAAGTAATTCAAGAAGAAGAAACAATGCTGCCAGGTATATCAGGTATTCCAGTGACAGAAAAAGTATTACAACAATATCAGCAATCTCAACACCAAGCAGAAGAACAAGAGCGAATACGAGATCAAGAGGAACATGATAAGGAAGCTAAGCAAAGGGAATTGAATACAGAGAGATTAAACCGAGATAGATTAGCCCTAGAGAAACACTTGGATATAGTCAATACAGAGATATTAAACCAAGAGAGATTAGACCTAGAGAAACGCGTTGATATAGTCAATAATTAACTAGCACAGAGTGTACTTCCCCAAGAAAATATTCAATCAATTGTTCCAGGTCTCGCTTTTCAAAAAGCTATATTACCACCACCCACTAGTATCAATAATCAACCATTTATGGCTGCTCATAGAACCTATAGAATTCCAGGCGTACTTTTTGGATATACAGAGAAACAATTACAACATCTGGGTTTACCTATACCACCACCACTAACTCCACTTCAAGAGATACAACACAACAAAGCTGTGGAGAAAGATAAACTTAGAGTTATTAGTAAACATAAACCAAAGAAAATAACTAAGGAAGAAGCTAAGGAAAAAAAATTCCGAGAGGAAATGAATGAATTATTAGAGGATACAAAGGCTGCAGACAGAGAAGCTGACAGAGAAGCTGAAGAAAGCTTAAAGCCAATTCTAAAACTCAGAGAAAAAAGATATCAAGAGAAGCCAAGCAAAAGGCTGAAGAAAAATACTCAGATTAAGTATATTTAATGAATTAATAAATTTATTAAATAACAGTAGGAGAATGGAGCAAAATGCTCCTTCTCGACCTGCCCGTATTGATGGTAGGAGAATGGAGCAAAATGCTCCTTCTCGACCTGCCCGTATTGATGGTAGGAGAATGGAGCTTCGCACTCATCACTAGGGACAAGGTGCTTCGCACTCATCACTAGGGACAAGGAAGGATCTAGCACCCAGCCATTCGTTCCCTAAGCTTGTCTTTAGAAACACTTCGGCCTCCTCTATGTTCAGGATAAGCTTCTTGTTCATATTCATATTCTTCTTCATATTCATCTTCATCATCAGCTCCTCCATAGAGAACACCTCCATGTCTTCGTCTATGACCAACTCCTTGAGCTCCTACGCCCATAGCACTTCCTCGTCTATGTCTATGTCCTAATCCTAAACTAGAAGCAACATTAGCTGCAGCTTGAGAATATGGATTATTGAAAGATCCCAGAGTCTTGCTAATAACCTTAGTGTCTTTTAATGTATCATAGACCTTACCGGCGATATTTTTAAATGCACTGAAGAATGATCCACCATAAAGCTTCTCTAAATGATTGTAAGAAATACTATGAGAAGCAGGACTAGAAAGTACTCTTGATTCATTGATAACACCAAGTACACCTACGCAGCTGTTGTTTCCGATAGATAAGATACCATCATAAACAGCTAAGACATAAAGTGCTGGGATATATGAGGGTTGAGATACATTGATATTTTGGAAACGAACCTCGACTTGGAAGTTTATCTTCGAGAGAACCCCTTCTGCTTGTGTGGCTTTTAGGCCAAGATCCTTACCAAGCTCAATACAGCAAATTCCTCCAGTTAATCCCTGTTGAACTGGTGGACCATCTGCAAGAACTTTTCCAAAAGTTTGGGTCTTTCCACTCCATTCTTGGTATGAGTAATTAAGACCATTTTGGACACTAAAGTCATAAAGATTCATATCAGATGCACCACTTAATACACCATCAATATTATCCCAAGAAATATTAATACGATCGATTTTACAAAATGTATCTGTTGCATTCATCATTGTTGTTGGATTGTTTTGAATAGGATTATTAGATTGTCGGACATATATATATAATTTTCTAGGAATAGTATCGAATTGGATAACTTGAGAAGATATAGTAGTTTCAGTATAAAAAGGTACTGCTACTTGTCCATTATCAGAAATATATTTAGATACTTTGAAATAAGGATACTTCATGACTGGCGGGATTGGTTGGGTTAATTTAGGAGTTATCCAGCAGAGACGCATTTTTTGGTCTGATGGAACAATAACAAGACTACCGATTGGAACTGTATTAAGGGTAGATCTAGAAAACATTCTTGGAAGATTAGCTAAGACAAAATTGAATTGTAATGTATCAAGATTTGTAAGACCACCTGCTTGACCATGAATAGAATCAAAAATAAATGGAGGTAATACAATATACTCTCTTAATCTTACAACTACAGTTGCGCTAGTATTAGTATTATTAGTAATAGTCATATAATTACTTCCTCTTGAGATTTCGGCTTCAGAATCATAATATGGTGCCAATGGATTTCTAGCACTGGCATCACTATCAGCGTACATTTGATAATTATCTAACATTGATCCATTTAAAGATCCAAAGGTCTTTCTATTTTCTAAAGGGTTATGGAATCTCTGAAGTGCTTGGATGCACTCACTAAGCTCGATTGTAACAGGAAATCCATTTATAGTTGCTGTTAGTGTTTGGGTAATTGCTGAGATAGGGTTAGCTCGAATAGCGTCTCGACCAGACTGAAACATTAAATCATTAACGGAACTACCAGGTCCTGGAATAGATCCACCACCAACATATGTAGCAGTCATGACCATCTCTACTAAGCAAATTCGATCGAGAACGTTCTTGTTTCCTGGTGGATTAGTAATGAACGTCATGCTAGCTGAGTCACCTGCCACTCTTGGGTAGTCTCGATAGGTGACAGTTTCACCACCTTGAATAATAGCAAAACTACGCTCATTATTGAGTTCCATACGAGGTTCGTCAACTGAGAAACAATTGACATCAAAATCTGAAGCTGAATTCATGTGTATATAATCTTAACGAATAAAATTATATATATACCATTTTGGCTTTAAGAGCTGTACGTAGATCTTTTTATAAATAACATTTTTATTGTTAACACCTGGTTAAAGGGAATTGTTAGAAGATATTGGTCACCGAATTGGTCTAACCAATAGACCGAAACATCAATGGTTCTTAAAGCATTCTTACCAAACATGTTAATACATTGATATGGACCTTGAACACTATACTGGATCGTTGTTCGAGCCTCTGGACCCTCAACTAGAATTGGCTGAAAGTCTTGTAATATACCTTTACTATTAACTATGCTCTGATTAGAGCCAGCAACTCCTGGAAGATATTCCTGACGAACTGGAAGAAGATTTGATACTAAGACAATACTTTTAAAGACATTCCAATCTACCAATGTTGCATACTGCTGAGTCATGATATAATACAAAGGTGGGTATACAGGAGTTACGTACGATGGATTATAAAAGTTGTTATGATTATTCTGGACTATGTATTGTGCGACTTGATTAGGTGGGAGATTGTTATTTTCAATGATTAATAGTCCATCAAGAAAAGTAAACATTGGGTAGTTTGAAAATATCTTGATTGGATTTGCTAAAGTCTGATCATAATACGCAACTTGAGCTACTAAACTAATATGCTCTTCTCCAATCTCATATTGGAAGTATGGAGCTAAAGCACCTGCTGGAGCACCTCCTGGGATAGCTGCAAAGGCCGTAGCTAAAGCCACATTCATCATATTGACAAAAGAAGTGTAAGTATAAAGAAAGTAATATGGTGTCTTTGTAACGTTAGGACTAGTAGCAGAAATAGGTGGTACATACACACTTGGATTCTCACTTACGAATTCTAAAAATGTTTCTGGAGATACATTCTCTTCATATGATAATGTGAATGAGTAGATTGTCTTATTAATATCTACATTCGGAAATGGTTGTATTTGAGGAATTAGAAGAGGAATATTAATAGTCGGAATTGTAAATCGGATAATTGACAAGAAATAATCTTCTGGGGTATTTAGAATTGCTTGGTTAAGTTCTTCTTGAAAGATTGCATTAAAAATAGTGTTATTGCTATTCGGTAATGGGTTGGCCATATTTACATTATAATATATTCGGTCATCGTTCGTTTGCTTGTATGCCATTATACTAATCCATTAGAAAAAAAATTTATTCAATAGTTAGAAGAGTAACATACTCATCAAATGTTAGCTTAAACTTCTTAGCATTAATCTTAATATATTCATAAAATTCATCAGATGAAAGTTTTTTACAAAGGAGCCTTACTATACACCACCGTCCGCAAGTATTAGTACCGGTCTTCTTATTCTGATATTTATAATTATTGTAGTCAAGATCATATGGGCAATCTATTAATAATTGGGATAGATAGGGATAGCATTGGTTACTCTTTAATCTAAATTTCTTAGAAATATATTTCAAGGGATCATCAGGGAGACCTTCATCTCCACCATATGAATTGAAGAAGAATATGGTTGAACCAGCGCTACGATAATTCTTTCGCTTAAAGAGTAAAGTCCAGTGGCCGTAATTTAATCTAGTTTCATAGAGTAAGAAAGCAGCACCATATGGAGATAATACATCATCAATATTTTGATAATTCATTAAGTCTGGATAGAGAATGACTTTAGCTTTACCTCCAACCGCATTTAACATATCCTCATCAGAGAGTGCTATCCTTTCTGCTTTTAGTAATTTTGCTCTCGTGTTGATCTGATCTTCGCTTCTCATAATATATATTACAATAGATATTATGGAATATAGCAACCGGTGTCATACAAAACATACTGTGGATACAACTTACCTAGGACAACCGATCTTGATGGGAGTTCAAGTATTCTTTTAATCTGATCAGGATCATACAAAAAATATGCCTTCAACGCATAAAGAATCTGCTGCTTACCACTTGTATGGGGAAAGATAACCATATCCTGAAGCTCACACATCATCTTTCGAGCAAAGTTCTGGCCTTCGGGTATGATAAGATGATTGCAGATGACTAAGTAAATATTAATATCACGACCAATCTCTAGAATGTCGCATATTAAAGTAGTTACAGCATTCTGAATCTTTTTATCTAGAATTGAAGTGACATCATCGAACATTATAACAGCACCAGGAGGTGTCGTCTCATATTCTTCTAAGGGAAACTCTTCTCTTACGTCGAATGGTTCGTCTACTAGATTTTGATCAACTGGTATTCTTATGGGATTGAGTCGATCAAGTACTGGATCAGACTCTTTACGACTGAATAAATAAAAGGGGCTATTCTTAAAGATCTTCTTATAGTTTTCAATATACTCGGCTGCTTTAGTACTCTTTCCTGAGCCACTTTGGCCTGCTAAGTAAAGCACTTGTCTTTGATCGATATTTGGCATCGGAATCAAGACACCATCTTCAAGTTTGATTTCAACAAATTCGCCATACTTATCCGATCCCTTGTGCTTATGACTAGCTTTTTGCTTGTGATCATCTTCATTGATTAAGTAGAGTAATTTCTTATCGAACCGGCCTCCCTTTACTTTTGCAATGACACGACCTGGACCTTTAAACCTAAACATGCTATACTTATATACAATATTTGAAAAAACACGCTATAGAAAAAATATCTTTACAAAATATTATTATCTGGATTTAATATAATGGAAAATCCAGAAGATTTAATATCGCCCGAACCGACCTTAGCCCAAATAAAGAAGAAACTAGCCTCCGACAAAGAACTATCAACTTACACTGAGGATGAACTTAGATACGCCATGACCAACGTAGGTAGAGCAATTCATAAATTTGGAGCAGGAAGACCAAAGAAGGCTCCAGAAACAAAATGTCTTTGGTCTGACAAGGTTGAGTGTAAACTTTGTAATGAGATGATCACTCGTAGTTCTAGAACTAATCATAATAAGACTGTTAGACATAAAATACACGAGAGCTACAATACTAAGTTGTCAAATCTTTTGAGACTGAATAAAAAATCTATAAAAGAAGTATAATGAATAAAGATCAAGTCGATATGCTTAGAAAGAATGATCAAGAAACATTAGATAGAGTCAATGCAAAAAGACGAATCCATTTAGCACGTATGCAGGCACTAGCTAATAATCGTAGTCCTATTCCTTTGAATGCTTCTAAAGAGGTTCATGCTGAGAATGATAAATTTTGGAGAGATTTTGATAATTTAAAGAAAGATTATGATGCGGATGAGAAGAAGATTTACGATAAACTGTATAATCGAGCTTGGAATCCTCCCAATAGTTTTTGTTAATAATTTCTTAGGTAAAAGTATAATATAGTATTCAACGTATTGAAGGAAATTAGGCCTAGAAACCTATAAGTTGGTTCGATCCCAGCCGTGAGTATTGGGCTGCTAAGCCTCGGACGATTTGACATATATCCTTAATAGCTATCAAGACCCATTCCAAGGTATTGATAGCTCATATCCTTGAGCACAAGGAAGCCGGTGGTTAAATCCCCTATGAGCAAGGAGGATTGGTTTAAGAGATTTTCCATCCTTCCATCTATATATATGAATACTGATAAACAGTATTCATGTATTATTAAATTATTATGGACAAGTAATATTACCTCCAGTCGCACATGCTGCATTACAAAGCCAGAGAGCTCCATTAGAAATACATTCTACGTAATCACCAGGGATTGCAGTAGTTTCAAATCTTATTGTATTTTGAGCAGCTCCAGCAGTTGATGCAGTTATTCCTCCATTTACAATACTACATGTGAATTTACCATTATTTGCTGTAACAGTATTCAATGAAATAACATTAGCACCAGTTCTAGTACTAAATATAAATTTGAAGTATGTACCTATTACTCCAGAACTGATGTCTGGTAAAGTTATAGTATATACAGCATCCGAAATAATAAATACTGTAGTACCTGATTGTGCGACAGTTAAAGTAGGATGAGCTGAATTAGAATAAAATAATGTTGGTTGTACTCCTAACATTAAATATGCTGAGGGAGTTATTGGATCATAGATAGA